GGAGTGGAACCGTCTCTAAGACCACTAAGGTTGTAACCCGTTCCAGGGTAAACAGAGTAAGCACGTAAAGCAACGTCCGAAGCAGTATAACCCTTTGTGACCATGCTAGCTGCACCCCCGGTAGCAGAGGCTACACCAAAAACATCTAGAGGTTGGAAGCTTAGGCCCTCAGTGCCACTAATCGTTAAGGTTGCCCCCGATCCTGCATACTTAGAAGCTAGGTAAATATCAGTGCCCTCAACATAAGCAAAGACAGGCTGATCACTTAGGATGTCTGGGTTGAAAGCGTTTGAGAAGATTGTAGCAGGAGTACCGAAGGAGGTGGAGCTAACAAGCTCGACGGATCCCGTAATAGGCTCTAGGCCAACGTTGTTTGTTACAGTGTAGGTGATAGAAGAAGTCTCACTAGTAGCAGCATACCCGGACACATGAACCGCCGCACACGACCCTACAGCAATATCTGCCGATGCCGCGATTGCACCACTCACCGCTCTTACAAAGTAAAGCTGGTTCGTAGCTTCAAGGATTTCTAGCGCACCTTCTAAGCCTTGACCATTTAATAAAGTGTCTGGCTTGCCAAAGGTTCTAATTAAATTCTCTTGGCTAGTAACGAGCGTTGCTTTATTAATAGGGCCTTTATTGGCAAAGCCTACTAAACCTACAACACTTGAATTGATATTTGGAGCGTAGATTGAAATATCATTCTCAAGAACTACTACGGATGGACTGGTTGGAATTGCCATAATTAACTAACCTCTTTTCTTCGGGTGTTTCTTTGATTACGGACAGGGGCTGGAGCCGCTGGAAGGTCCGCTACATATACAACTTTAGCCATCCTTCTCTCTACAAGGTTGCGTAGAACCTTGCTATCCCAGGAGTCCGGCACCGTAGTCGAAGACTTCGGGGCTAAAAATAAAGACTTTAATCCTTCTGGAGTTTTGAAAGGTATCGTAATCCCTTGGAGGCTTGTATTCTTTACACTCTTCATTGTAATTATATTTAGCGGGGTAAGCGGTAAATCATGCGATATAAATTATTGCGGCTTTATGCTTTCAACCACTTTTGGGTCGCTATCGATGACAATATCGAACATGTCAAAATCTTTAATTTGCCCAGTATTAGTTACTTGGAACTTAGGAGTCGGAATATAGGTCTCTAAAGTAACTTCAAAAGTCTTCTTAAGAATTCTATCATCTGCATTAGCAGCCTCCACATTCCCGACATTCCTCTCATTAGTAATAAATGCTTTATTGTAAGCGGAGTATTTAGTTACAATACTAACGTCAGGGTTGAATCTGGAGAAAATAGTAGACCTTAGCATGTCTAAATCACTCATATACTTAGCCCAGATGTTTATTTCGTAAGAAATATTTATGGGTCTAGGGGGGAGGCTTAATACTCTTGTTGCTCTTAATTTAGTAGGATCCCAAGCTTTTTCAATTATGATACTTTGATAGCGTCCCCTATCAAGATCCGGGGTCGTTTTAGTTTCTACAACGGTAATCATAGGAAGTATTAAAGTATTATCTACTTTTAACTTTCCTGCAATTCTCTCTGGGTTGCCATGCGTTGTTTTTACTCTAAGCCTATTTCCATTACCGTCGATATAATATAGGTTACCAAAGGAGTAAATCATACTTCTAAGACTCTCCTTGTATACATTATCCAACATGGCTAGGAGTTTAGGGCTTGAAAGCTCCACTACCTTATTTCGAAGGTTTAAATTAACTGCCACTAATACCTACCCCCAAGATTATCAGGGCGGTCGAAGGTATCCTGATTATGAATTTCTTGAGTATCACGAAGGAGTTTAGCGTGTACTAGTAAATGGTAAACACCATAAGCTTCAAATGAATCCTCTTGAACCTCAAACACTTCAAACTTCATCTCTTGGAAGTCTGGCTCAAGGACATCTCCAATAGCAATCGCTCTTCCTAGAATATTCTCAGTGTAGCTCTTATTAAAAATAAACACTTGGTCTATTTGCATCTCGACCCCGAATTGAGTTAGGTTCTCCTCAATAGCACGAGGCTCGTAGTGCGCCCATAAAACTACAGGCTCAGGAGCAATTGTTTTTTGCCTACTCTCCTGATAGACATCGTCTATATCGTTGGAAGGGATATACTCATATACCTTAACCCTAGATCCTGATAGCTTAATATTCTCAGCATCTACAAGATTGAATAGACTTTTATCATTCTTCTTTTTAAATAAGGATAGCTGTGTATCTCGATCCTCAGGGAAGTTTGAAGGGGGTGTGTTTACCTTAAATCTTGTCATAGCTTTTACTAGAATATATCAAATATAGGCGGCTGCTCAATCTCCATCAATAGCTCCTCTAAAAGAAGTGCTTTTTCTTCCTTAGCCTGTGCAGTTAACTCAGCCCCGTTAAGCCTTGTACCCCCACCAGGACCCGGTAAAGTAGCATACTTTCCTCTGATGCCCCCTAGGATCTCTTTCGATAAGGTTAGTGTAAACCTTTGGACCCAGGATTTATAGGCATGGTGTAAGGTAGTCGGATCAAACGCTCTAAATTCAAGAACTACAGTCTCACCATTAGTCTCAGGCTTAGGCCAAAGATGGAGGTATTTGTTGTTAATCAACTGCCACGTAGCCATCTGCCCCAGAACATTCTTTACCTGCTTCAAATACTGTTGCATGAGCAAATACTGGCTAACATTATAATTATTAAATAAGCCAGTATTCGTAAAGAACATGATAGCAAAGTCATACTCAAGGGAGCCAGGGGATGCTCCGAATTTAAAGAAGTCTCGTCTATACCAAACATCATTTAAGTTATCTGCGACCTCAGGAGGCAACTCATACACATTAACTCCTGCACTAGTATCAAACACAGCATACTGCGTCATCCAATCAGGAGCGTGATACTCTAATTTTGAAATAGCTTCATCAATACAGATTTGGATCTGGAAGTCATCAAGCTCAACATCTATAACAGGGTAGCCTAGCTTGGCTAATACCCAATCTTTTATAGTACTATTAAAGCTAGTAAACTCATTTACACCCTTAGCATCCTTATTGTTTAGACTCTTATCCTTCGGTGACTTATAATCACTAAGGCGCGAACCCCCATAAGTACCGTAAGAAGATCCATAAGATTTAACAATTGGTATTCCTATTTTGTCACCCATATCAATTATATTTACCCTTGCAATAGAAAAAGGGTTCAGATATAATCTGAACCCTTTCCTATCTACAACTTACTAATCCTTAGATTAAGTTCGGGTGTAGTTACCTGGACCACCGAACGCCAGACCATCAACAGCGTTCTGACGCAAGATCTCAGGCGTGAGGTAATCAGCACCAGTGCCAATCAATCGAATCACACGGTAGAATCTCGAAGCCGGTTGGACCGCAGCCTTACCATAACGAGTCAGGATACCCTTTCTCGGTTGGAAGGTCTCAGGATCCGTAACCGTATCCAGCGGTTGCAGCGGAATGTAAGGGCAGTAGAAGAAGCCCGCATCCATTGCATTGCTACCCTTGTAGCCGACGATGATCTCATCTTCAGGGAACATAGGATCGACAATCAGGTCATACTTGCCAGCGAACTTGCCGACGTATTGAACTTGACCACCCGCCATGTTAGTCGGACCATCCTTTTCAGGAAGACCACCTTCAAGCTTCGCAGCCGACTCAAGCATCGAAGCGATGACAGGAGACGTAATCAGGACGTTACCCGGACCTCGGAGGGTCGTGCGGTAGATATCCGTGCTTGCGAAGTTGATCAGAGCCAGGACATTCGAGTAGAGATGACCAAGCGTCTGAGGAGCAAAGTTGGTAGATGCCGCAGTAGCAAATCTGTTCAAGTCCATGACATAGATGTTGGAGTATCTCTGACTAATGCCCGCCGTGGTCGCACCGCCAACCTCGCCTTCTTCACCTGCCAACGCCGAACCAAAGTCATACTCGTAGTTACCAGCGACAAAAGTGCCACCATTGCCAGACGCACCGGAGTCGTTACCACCTATACCTGGGAAGCTATCTGCGCCACCTTGGTAAAGGGAAGCAAGATCCCAACCGCCCATCGCGCCGAGAGCACCAGGACCGTAAGCGATCATGCGAATGTCCTCGATGAGTTCACGGTCAATCTCAAGGTTCATTTCCTTGGAGAGGAGATCCGTCAGTTCAGATTCCATGTCAAGGTTATGGTA